GTTTGTTAAAGCCTTGGGGCACATGGCTGATGGTAACTACGAAGAGGCTGGACAAGAGTTCTATCGTAGCCGCTGGGCAGAGCAAGTAGGTGACCGATCATTAGAAATTTGCCAGATGATTAGTTCTGGGGAGTATCAAAAACGATGAAAGTCTCACATGCACCTAAAGTAAACGACGAAGGTAATGTTGAACCCGCGCACACCATTGAGATTTTATGTGCCGAATGTGGATATGATATAGACGAAAGCGAGTTAGAGGCAGATACTTGTTCTGATTGCGGTGCTTCACTAAACTTGAAGCAGAATACGTCTATTGTAGTAACAACCCTACCGCCAGCGTTTGGCGAATCAATGTGACGGGTTATGTATGCCATTACAAAAATTAGCGTTAAAACCGGGGGTTAATCGAGAGAATACCCGATACACCAGCGAAGGTGGGTGGTACGAATCCGATAAGATTCGCTTTCGGCAAGGTACACCGGAAAAGATTGGTGGGTGGCAGCGTATATCGGATGCTACCTTTCTTGGTGTCTGTCGCTCCTTATGGAACTGGGTAACGCTAGGTAGTCAAAACCTCATTGGTGTCGGTACTAACCTGAAGTTTTACCTTGAGAATGGCGGCGCATACAACGACATAACACCTTTACGTAACACCGTAAGCCTTACTGACCCGTTTACTACCACCAATGGTTCCCCTACGGTAAGTGTTGTAGACGCTAATGGGGGTTACATTTCAGGTGATTTTGTTACGTTTTCGGGTGCTTCTGCTGTTGGTGGACTTACCCTAAACGGCGAATATCAGATAACCGTCGATACCACTGCGTCTAATACTTACTTTATAACAGCTTCTAGTAACGCTACTTCTACGGCAACTGGGGGTGGTACCGTGTCTGCCGCCTACCAAATCAACACCGGAGCGGCTTATGTAATACCTTTAACAGGTTGGGGAGCAGGGTCTTGGGGTGCTGGTGTATGGGGCACTGGTGGTACGTCTGACACGGAGATACGCCTCTGGTCACAGGCTAATTTTGGTGAAGATCTACTGTTTGGGCCGCGTGGTGGGCCTATATATTACTGGGATGCCACGTCAGGGCTTACCTCTAGGGGGGTATTACTCTCGTCCGTATCACCTGCTACAGCTAACGTACCGACCGTACAAGACGTTATTTTGGTGTCAGATATCAGCCGGTTTGTGTTTTGTTTTGGTTGTAACGCGTTGGCTAGTGCCACTAAAAACCCGATGTTGATCCGTTGGTCAGACCAAGAAGACTCTACCCAGTGGACTCCTGCGGCAACAAACCAAGCAGGTAGTCTACAGCTATCTAGAGGCACTGAGATCGTAGCGGCTAAACAAGCTCGTCAGGAAGTCCTAGTGTGGTCAGATTCGGCCCTATATGCCCTCCAGTACGTCGGTGCCCCAGTGGTATGGGGAGCGCAGCTTGTAGGTGAAAACATCTCTATAGCCTCTCAAAATGCGGTAGCGTACGCCAACGGTGTGGCCTACTGGATGGGTGTGGATAAGTTCTATAAGTACGATGGTCGCACCCAACCACTACCTTGTAATCTCCGTAAGTTTATCTTTAATGATTTCAATACTCAGCAGTATCGGCAAGTGTTTTCGGGCACTGTAGAGGCATACCATGAAATTTGGTGGTTTTATTGTTCTGCCGATTCACAAACAGCTAACAGATACGTTGTGTATAACTATCTGGATAACATTTGGTATTACGGCACAATGGATCGCACCGCATGGTTAGATTCGGGATTACGAGACTTCCCGTTGGCCGCGACTTACAATAACAATCTCGTGAATCAGGAAGAAGGCGTCGATAATAATGAGCTAGTGGACAGTGCGCCAATACACGCATACGCCACCACTGCCGAGTTCGATCTAGATGACGGACATCAATTCAACTTTATCTGGCGTGTACTTCCTGATATCACGTTTGACGGATCTACAACAGAGTCACCGAGCGCCGTTATGACGCTATTACCTATGCAGAACTCTGGCTCTGGGTACAACTCCCCTGCTTCGGTAGGTGGGTCAAATGATGGTACGATTACTCGGTCTGCTGTGTTACCTATAGAAAAGTTTACCGGACAGCTCAATACGCGGGTTCGTGGGCGGCAGATGGTGATGAAGATTGAGTCTACCGGATCGGGCGTAACATGGCAGTTAGGCTCACCTAGACTAGATATGCGACCTGATGGACGACGATAATGGCTGGAGACAACACCAGATATGACGTTCCGTTCCGTGCCCCAGCACTGCCCTATGCCCCACAGGTATACGATCAGGAGTCATTTGAGCAGTTTAATAATATACTTAGGATATACTTTAACCAGCTAGACAACGCGCTGAGAAACGCTATGGCCATCCAAGAACCGTACGAATTACAAGTATCTAAAGGCCAAATAGCTGGGGCCAGTGCGTTGTATAAGTTTGGATACAACCCCGACATTAATGGCACGGAAGAGACAATTTGGTCGCAGGGTGGTGATGTGACGTGGCCTACAGCGGCTTTTACTGCGTTTATCAGCAGTTCTAGTGCAGCAGATACTAGTGCAGGTACGGGTGCACAGACCGTAACCATTCAGGGGTTAGACGAGAATTACGAAGTTAAAAGCGTTACGGTTAATATGAACGGCCAGACTCAGGTACAAATTGGTGATGCCTCTAGCTGGTTACGCGTCAATCGTGCGTTTGTTGCTACGGCTGGGACAGGGGGCACCGCTGCCGGTACGCTTTATATAGCTGATAGTGGCGCTACTTCTGGGGTTCCAACAGGAACTATTTACGCAAGCATTACAGACGGTAATCAAACGCAGATGGCGGTATACACCGTCCCCGCTGGATATACGCTTTATATTGATGATTTAGTCTTCACCGCTGCCATATCACAGGCTAACAACTACGCTACGGTCAAGTTTAATACGAGAGACTTTGGCTCAAACGTGTTCAGGACAAAGTTCATTAACGTACTGCAAAGCAACGAACTAGTGATTGACTTTGAGTTTCCTTTGGCGTTTTCTGAAAAGACAGACATGGAATGTCGTGCTGTAACTAGCAATACAAACAACCAGATCGGCGCTTCATTTCAGGGGGTGCTAATAGCAAACTGATATGAGTAGATTTATAACTGAAGAAGATTTGGATTTTATCCGACGCATAACGGAAGAAAGCACTGGTACCGAAGAAAGTGAAGAAGAGGAAGACCAATCTTATACGGAAGGGTATACACCAGAGTCGATAGAAGACTTTACTGGGAGAGTAAGCGGCACCCCAACGATATATTCTGACCGCACCGGAGACCCTTTCACTACAACCACACCGGATAGGCAAATTGGTGCTTACGTTGACGAGTCTTCTGGTAGCGTGCAATTTAATGACACGTTTATGTCGCTTGTTAATAGATATAACATTAATGCAGCTCGACAAACAAACCCTTACATGCAAGACCACGGGAATCCGAACCCGTTATTGCGGATACTGCCACGGCTATATGAAGGAAACTACACTGTAGGGGAAGCTCTTGGACTACTGTTTAGTGGGTCTCCATCAGACCTAAGTCAAGAAGCTCTTGATGCCGCTGGCAACATGTATTTTGATTACTCTGGTAAACAAGTTGATGCTGTGGCGCAAATGCTAGGTATCCCTTCGGAAGTTATTCAAGATCAGTTACTCCAACAAAACGCTGTGGTTGATCCCGAAAGAGCTGCTAACGATAACAACGAGTATTCCCAGTGGGAACCTGAAACGCCTGTTGGACGATTCATAAACGATCTACAAGGTGATGTAGATGAGCTATTTAAAGATGCTTCTGAAGGAGATGTAAAAGCACAAGCCGCTAAAAAAGGCTTGAACGCTATGCTACAGGCCGTTGAATCGTTATACGAAACTGATTACATGCAGACTTCTCAAGCGGTCACTTTAAAAGCCGCTGGGGATCTTATGCAAACAGTTGCAGGAGCCGTGTCGTTGCTGGGGAATAATCCTGAGGATACAGCACTTCATCGGTTAGGGACTGAACTCGCTGCGCTAGGTAACGATACGTACTCTGAAGAGTTCCAAACCGCTTTAAAGGATATAGAACAACGTATTGGCGAAGCAAAGGGTTTTGAAGAATCCGCCACAGCTATATTTGGAGCACTTGTAGATCACCCCACTGAATTTTTAGTCGATTACGTTGGTGTTGAAATACTCCAAGAAATACCATTATTAGTAGCCTCTGGTGGTGTCGCTACGGCTGCGCGGGGGGTGGCGAAAGCAGGTGGTGTAGCTAAGGAAGTAGCAGAACGTATAGGCGACAAGATAGGTTTTGGCACCGGAATAGTGTTAGATCTTGGGGAAGCTGGGTTTGGTGCTGCGGGCCAAGCGTATGAAGAGGCACTAGATAGCCTGACGTATCAAGAGAAGATAAACCCAAAAACAGGTGAACCTTACACAATAGGTGAAGCGGGCGCTGCTGCTCAAAGACTTGTAGACACTGGGAAAATAAACCCCAATACAGGAAAGGCTTATACCCAAGAAGAAGCTGAGGCCGTTAAAGAGATGTTGTTGCGAAAGGCTCCTATAAATCCTGATACAGGGGAGGCTTACACGCAGGAAGAAGCGGAGGATGCCGCTCAAACTGTAGCGATAAAAGCATCGGTTACAGGGGTAATGCTTGCAGCGGGGGGTATGTTCCTAGGGGGTAATGCTCTTGAAGAGTACCTACGCAGGAGTGGTAAAGAAGCATCAGAGGCTATTGGGTCAGGTGTAGCTACTGTCGAAGATGTGTTTGACGATTTTGTAGCCGACATGAGCGATGCAGTATTTGAGAACGCCCCTAAAAACGTAAAAGAAACGGTATCTAATTTTTTTGGGGAGCTTATAGATCGTGTTGGTGAAATCACCGAAATAGGGCTTAAAGAAGGGCTAACCGAAGGTATTGAAGAAGGTGGAGTAAGTGCCTTAATTGAAAACGAGCTTTATAAGCTTGGTGATTTACAGAGAGACGTAGAAGGTAACATAGCAAAAGATACTATTCTAGGCGCAATAATTGGTGGCCCTACAAGTTCTGGTATTGCTGGTACTGATATGATCACGAATGCGCTAATCAATGCTAACCCACAAGTCAACAAGGTTATGCTCGAAGCTAATGCGGCGGTAGAAGGTGGAGCAGACCCAGCACTTATAGCTCAAAGTATTCAAGAGAATCTAACTGGTCTTGGAATAGATCAACCGTATATACAGAATAGCCTAGCTAACGAAGTGTATGATGCAGGGTATTTAACAGAGACAGAAGTTGTTAATACTGCTGGAGCTTTAGGTGTAGATCTACTACCCGCACAAGTTGAAGGGCTTGCTGGTGATACCGATGAACTAGCGCACATGCAAGATCTCATTGCAGATATTACGGAAAATATATACGGCAAACCTAGTGATGCCGAGTTTGATGTAAATAACGACGGTGTATTAACCGGACAAGAGCTAGTAGAACGCGAACAAGCATTAGAGGCTTGGGAAGAAAACAACTTAGACGCTGACCAACTAGAGGTACCTGATGTTTCAGAGCTTGATACTGATGGGGTTGCAGGGTTAAGTGAAGATGAGTTCACATCTTACGTAAATGCGGTGGGTAACGTAGTAACTCAACGTGAAGTTGATATAGATACTACCCGTAGGATGTTTAACAACTTGGGTTATACACCCACCAACAAAGAAGTTTTTGACTATAAAAATAACCAAGCGGGTATACCTGATTACATAGACCCCCGACAACTTACGCGAGAAGAACTAGAAGCCGTAGCTGCTGCTGAAGGATATGCTCTTAAAGATAGTGATTACGACCGTGTAGGCCAAGGTGGTGCCGACTTTGAACAAGTAGAATCCGATAGTGCCACCACTGCATTTGATGCCCTTGCACTCAGCACCCAAGAGATAAAAGATGCTGCTGCTGCGGAAGGGTACGTGCTATCAAATGCTGAAGCTGAAGCACTAGCGGGTAATATTGCAGCCGACACTACAGAAGCCGAAGCTCTTAAAGTTGAACAAGACAAGTTCGATGCAGGTGCACTTAGCGTCCAAGAAATTACTGATGCCGCCGCTGCGGAAGGCTATACGTTAGCTGAGGGTGAGGCGTTAGCCACAATGTTACCTCCCGGTACCACAGAAGCTGAAGCACTAGCTAATCTGCAAAAAGACTTTGATAGTCGATCAATTACAGCAGAAGAGTTAGAAGCCATAGCTGCCGCAGAAGGCTATACCCTAACAGATGCTGACAGGGAACTTATCGGTAATGTAACAGGAGACCAAACCGACGATAGTGTGTTAAGTGGTCAACAAGATGTCTTTGATAATTTAGTAATAACGGCAGAAGAACTAGAAGAAGTTGCCGCAGCTACAGGGTACACCTTGACAGATGCTGACAGAGAACTCATCGGCGCTGTGGGCGAAGGTGAATCTGCGGCTGAAATACTAGCGCAACAAAGAACTGCTTTCGGAGAGAGTGTATCTGAAGCCGCCGCCGTTGCAACTAGAGCAGGCTATGAAACTCAGATTCGTGACTATATAACCAACAACAATGGCAACTTTACAGAGGCTGAGATACAAACATTTGTAGACCAAGCGGTTGAGGATGGGACAGTAACCACCACTATCAGCAATATCGGTACTGCTATAAATACCGCCGCTCAAGAAGCTCTTGATGCTGCCGAAGCTGTTGATACCGGTACCACTGATGACGGTACTGAAGTTGTTGATGACGGTACCACTGATGACGGTACCACTGATGAGGGTACCACTGATGAGGGTACCACTGATGAGGGTACCACTGATGTCGGTACTGAGGTTGGAGAAGTAAGCACTGCGGATCAAATCCGCGAAATCCTTAGAGCTGAAGGTATAGAAACCTTTGATGACGCTGCAATTAATTCGCTGGCGGGGTTGGTTGACGCAGAAGCGCTAAGTATAGACGACATAACACAAGATAGTTATGAAGACTTTATTGACGCGCGAGATAGCAGAGGAACGATGGGGCCAGATACTGATGCCGGTACTGATGATGTCGGTACTGATGACGGTACCACTGATGACGGTGCTGGAGTTGACGAAGGGAAAACCACGAGCGAAAGAGTTCGTGATGCTTTAGCTGCGATTGGAGCAGAAAATCTTATACCGGCACTTGTAGATAAACTAATCCAAGACGTTGTATCAGGTACGGTGGATATAGCAGACGTAGCAGAAGAGTACAAAACGTTAGCTGCCGCTAATCAAGGTGATGCTGATGCAGATACCGGAGATCAAGATGCTGACCCTGCTGACCCTGCTGACCCTGCTGATACCGATACCGATAGCGATAGCGACACGGATTTATCTGACCAAGTTGACCTAGAAGATACGACAATTTCAGGAGATCCCGACGATTATGTAAAAGTAGGCGATTTCAACCGCGAAGTCGGTACCTTAGAAGATAACATCGTAAAACTAATAAACCAGCTAGAAGCTAACGGTATTGATCGGTATGATGCTATCGCTGTTGCTGTAGGGGTACCAGCCGGGCAGGAAGGGGGGCCATCGGGGCTATATGCAGAGTTAGGCAAATTTGCCACCGTAAACCAAGTAGATGCTTTGAGAAAAGTAGTAGATGGTATTGCAAGTAAAGTAGGTACAACCGCAAGTGATGTCGCTGCCATAAAAAGCAAAATGGTTGACCTTGTAACCAAAGCCGATATTGCAGGGCTTGCCACCAAGGAAGATCTGAAAACGCTACTGACTGCGGAAGACATTGCAGGTCTAGCGACTCAGCAAGACGTACTGAACGCTGAAGGTAGACTTAAAAATAGAATTAAAGCTCTTCAGGATGAAGGTAAGACTCGTTTTGATGCGATAGATATTGCCCTTGGGGAACTAGCGGCTGAAGTAGGTTCAACGCAAGAAGGTGTTAAACAGGCTTTAGCCAAGTTTCAGCTAGACATAAATGCGGATATCGCGGAATTAGCGACTAAGAAACAAGTTGCGGCTGTCGAAGCTAATATTCTTGCTCGCATCGATGCTTACGAACTACAAGGGTTTACCAGAGACGAAGCAATAAAGAAAAGCCTTGCTGACGCTAACCAAAATATTGACCAGTTAGCGGACGATCTGGGCACTACCAAAGATGAATTAACTAAACAACTTACAGACTTCCAAGTTAAATTAGATGCAGATCTATCTAAGTTAGCAACCAAAAAACAAGTTAACGAACTAGAAACAGAGCTGTTTAAAACCTTACAAGAGTATGAAGACGCAGGGGTTGACCGAGATATTGCGTTACAAGCTGCCCTGCAAGAACTTGGCACTAAGATGGGGCTAACAACTCAGCAACTATTAGATCGCATTGGTACATCAGAGCAGAATCTGAACACTCGTATTGGTGAAATCGAAACCGCAATTCAGGAACAAATAAAAACCGAAGCGCAAACAACCAGAGATATGGTAACCGACACTGCCACGGAAACCCAGACTCAAATACAGCAAGCAAATAAAGCTAGTGCATTCAGAGACTTCTTTGATTTAGTAGTAGGGTCAGAAGACCTTGAAGGGCAAAAAGTTACCGTAGGGCAGTCACCACTAGCGCAGATAGATTACGTATACGACTTTCAAAGCCCTTTTGCTACCCAACAACAGGCGGGATTTTACGGTTCTGCGAGTCCTTACGGTGCACCAATGGCTGCATCAAGACAACGACGGCCACAAACAGTAACCAGTGCTATGCAAGGCCCGTTAAATTTACGGGGTCTTCCGGGTATGGCGAAAGGTGGTAAAGTAGATTATGATTTCTTAGGTGAAATCTCACAAATAATGAGTTTTGGAGACTAGTATGGGTTTTCTTGACTACGTATCTGGCGTGGCAGACTTTTTTAGTAACGAAGAAAATGCCGGGTATGCCGGACTTGCTAGTTTGCTGGGCAGCACAGCGATAAACGCGTTAGGTTTTGGTGACGCAAAAGTGGAACCTGTTGGGTATCAAGGTACCGTCCCTGAGTACACCGCTATAAGAGAACGGGTACAGGACACTTATGACCCCAGTAGGCGACCCGGAAGTGGTGGACAACGTTTCTTTTCTGATACCGAATTTGTAGAGGGAGGACAAGAATCAGCCGCTAGACAACGCGCCGTCCAACAAGCCATGAATCTAAAAGCGCAGAACGCTGCTAATATGGCTAATCAAGCTAGGCAGTACGGTGCTCCTCCACAACCACAACCTCAAATGCCTCGTCCCGTTATGGGTGCTGCACCGTCTCAAGTAGGCGCTATGATGCCACCTCCGCAACAAGGGGGACTGGCTAACTTTTCTCCCCAATACAGGATGGGTGGAGGTATTGCCGCTTTGAATGGCGGCGGTGCTGCTTCTGCGTACAACAGACGGTATAACGGTTATTCTGCGGGTGGGCGGTATAGCAATCCGGGTTACTATTTAGGTGGTAGTACCGATGGCATGGCAGATAAAGTCCCTGCACGTATCGATGGTGCTCAAGAAGCTAGGTTAAGTGACGGAGAGTTTGTCATCCCTGCGGATGTGGTAAGTCATTTAGGTAATGGTAATTCCAATGCAGGTGCGAAGACGCTACATGGGATGATGGATAAAGTCCGTCAAGCTCGCACGGGTAGCACACAACAGGGTAAAGAAATTAACCCAAAAAACTTTATACCGAACGGGTAGAGATAACATGAATTACGTTAAAAGATATCAAACGGGGTCTGTCGTTGATTCTACCGTTGACCCTAATGTAGGGCAGCAAACAGGTTCTGAATCTTCCTTATCTAGCTGGGCAGGTGATTATGTCACAGGTATGCTGGGTAAGGGGCAAGCCCTCGCTAACCAAGATTACCAAGCCTATACAGGGCCACTTTCGGCAGGGCAATCTACCGCCCAACAAGCTGCGTTTCAGGGGGTAGGTAGCCTAGCTGTACCTACACAGCAGATGGGTACGTTTCAACCACAGCAGTTCACTGCTCAAGCTGCTCAAGATTATATGAATCCATACCTTCAAGCTGCGTTAGATCCGCAAATTGAGGAAGCACGGCGACAAGCGCAGATATCAAGACTAGCTGATGCCGGTAGGTTAACCCAAGCAGGGGCATACGGTGGGTCACGTCAGGCTATTATGGAGTCTGAGTTAAACCGTAACTTGATGCAAAATCTTGCAGGTATTACAGGTCAGGGCTACCAAGACGCCTATACGCAAGCCATGAATCAATTCAACGTTGAACAGCAGCGACAACAAACAGCGCAAGATGCTGCTAATCGATATGGCCTAGAAGCACTGGCTTCACAAGCTAACCTTGGTGCACAAGAACGTGCCATTGAAGCCGAGGGTATCGCTGCTGATATTGCTCAGTTTGAAGAAGAACGTGACTTCCCGTACAAACAAGTACAGTATCAACAGTCATTGTTGCAAGGTCTACCTATTGCGGCTCAATCTTACAGTTACTCACAACCCAGTACGCTATCTAACATTTTGGGTGGTGCAGGTGGCATTATGAAGTTATTTGAGAAGATAGGTGGTGGTAGTGGTAGTAGTGGTGGAGGGTCAGCCTAATGGCATATCAACCAATTGAACCCGTAGGGTTAGGTAGAAACGTCGCCAATGAGATGATGAAAGGTGGCCCTCGTCTGCAACAAGAAATGAAAACGATGGGGCCAGACACCATCAAGATGATTGCGTTGCAACAGATTGCTGACCAAGAAAAACAACGGGCTATGCAAGCTAATATGCAAGCACAGCCTAACCCTGCAACAGTTATGCAGCAGGTAGAGCAAGAAGTCATGCAGATGGCACAGCCCCAACAACCTGCGGGTATGCCCATGATGCGTGATCGAATACCCCAAGTAGGTGGTGTACTGGCACAAAAACAGCGTATGCAGCAACAGAACATGCAGCGTGCAGGTAGACCTCAGCCAAGACCCCAACAGCCTCCGGTACGTGCTGCAATGGGCGGTTTAATGACCCAAGCTGCACCGAATATAGATCCACGGTACTTTGAAGGTGGTGGCATCGTTGCTTTTGCTAACGGCAGCAGTGGGCCTATAGGAGGGGGTACAGCCGGTAGTGGGTTAATGGGCACTCCTAACCTATACAACCGCACGAGCTTGTTGGGTGGTATGAGACGCAGTGCTTTTGAAGATATCGTAGAGAAAATCCGTAAAGGAGAGTCTTTGTCTTCAGGAGAACGAAAAGCAATAAGGGATTATAGTGAAGAATTTCCAGAGTTAGCAGATAAGTTAGCTGAAATGCGAGCAGCGGCAGCTATGGGTGGGGCAGGAGTGTTGAAACGCCCAGACCAAGCTATCGTGGACTTCACAGAAGAGGTTACAGAAGACGTTGTTGTTGATGAGCCTCTGGCCCCTTACACTGGCGTTAAACTACCAGAACCTGAAAAAGAGATCTCACCATTTATTGCAAGGCAAGATCAAGGGATCGCTTCTACACCACAAGCTAAAACTCTTGATTCTGCACTTAAAAAAGGGCCAGCGTTTGAAAAATCTGCTCCTATAGCCATGCCTGAGTTTGATCCTATGGATGGGCCGGGTTCGGCAACGGCTAAATTAAAAGAAGGGTTAGGGCAACTCATCGATAGAGATCCTGCTAAGACTGGCGAAGAAGGTATAGCGGCTTATAAAAAAGCTATGGCATTACCCGAAGATATGCAAGCCGAAAGAAAACAAATAATGGAACGGCGTCGTAAAGAAGCGTTTGAACCAGAAAAGCCCAGTAAACTATCGACCATTGCTTCTATGTTCGCTTCTGCTGCTAACAGAGGTAGCCTAGGTAGCATTGGTGCTGGTATGGTCAAAACAGCAAATAACATAGAAAGAGCTGCTAAAGAAAACAATAAAGCGGCGTTTGATAAATACAGTGCAGAGTTTGAAAAAGAGATGCAGCGAACCCAAGAAATTGGTAAAGGTGCGCTTGAATACGGACGAAGTTTATCTGCTGAAGATAGGGCTGATATACGTGCAGGGTTGTCTGCTATGCAAGGACTAGCTTCTACAGAAATGAAGATAGATTCGGATCGACAGTTACAAGCTCTTGATACAGCTTTGAAGAACGCGGATATAGATTCTAGAGAAAGGATAGCCCTAGCCTCAAACGAGACAGCACAAGAAGCCAATAGACTGCGTGAAGAAGGTAACCGCATAACTAGAGAAGGTCGTTCGTTAGATGCTCTAGATAGGTTAGAAGCTAATATAACGATACAGATGGCAACGGCAGCGGCTAAAATAGCTGAAAACTATACTCTCAGAATACAAGGTTTACAAAGTGCAGCGGACAGTGCCGATGCAGAGGATGCGGAAGAAGCTCAAACCCAGTTAACTAAACTCAGAGAGCAGATACAACTAGAGCAAGACGCGGTTATGGCACCTCTGCAAGAGTTACTTGAAGAGTATTCCAGTAGAAGAGCAAGTATGACTGGTGCTGGTGCGGGTGCTGACGAGCTTAAAACGCTATTACAAAAATATAAGTAGAAAACCGCTATGGCTACTATTCAGGAGTTAAGTGCTGCTTTAGTAAAAGCTGATCGTGCAGGAAACATTGAAGATGCTTTAGTATTAGCCAATGCCATAAGAGAATTACAAGCGACCCAAC